ACTCCCGTAGTTGAACGTCAACGATTCAACGTGGTCGCTCAGGTCTACGCCATTCACCTCGAATAGCGCGTTCTTGTAAATGATTGTTGCCATTTGCCTATACTCCTCTTGGTTGTTATTGAATCCCCATAGACGCTAGAAATTTCTGTCCACCGCTTGTCGTGGGTTCCCAATTTGCTCGCCAGAACTGTCTGTGTGTGCTGGTGACATTTGCTGTAGTCAGTGGCGTTGGCCATTCACCCACACGACATGATGCACTAGTGAACTCCACATGGCAGGTGAACTTCCCGCTTCCGAACCCACTGGATGATGACCCTTGAATCCGCACCTTGATTTCACCTGCTGTAGATGACGACAGAATATGAAGAGCCGCATATAACGATGTCCCTGCATAGACGCCACCGATGTCATAGGCTGTCCCATATCCGCAGGTTGATACCGCCGTGCCGGATGCGTCCTTTAAGGGTGTGACTCGTGCGATTGCCATAAGCTATGCCTCGATACCGCGACCTTCGATGGTCACGTTAAATGTAAGAAGTTCACCAACACCCCCGCCGACCGTGAACTCCGAGATCACGCCTTTGAACGCAAAGCCGCCAGGGGCCGAATCGCCCACGGTCACGCCGTTGGCATAAAGACTCACCACCTTGTCGTCTGTTCCCATCAGTCCAAAGTACGCATCATCGGCAAGATTCGGTGCCGAGTTCTCCCAAAAGCCTGAACCCGTCACGCTGACGACCTGGAGACCACCTTTATTGATTCTCGTATCATCTCCAAAGCTCGTTTCGTCCTGCATTTCGGCAGAGTATTCGAGTGTTAATTCTGAATGTGCCGTCGATAGATCGTAGCCATCAATGAAAATGTTTGCGTCTTTATAAATGAGCGTTGCCATAGTTATATCCTAAGCCGTGAGGTCTTTCACAATGCGATAATTACAGGCAATCCGTGTCCGTTCCTGATCGTCACGTTCAAGCATGAACGGCGACTGCAAGGCTTCGATATACAGATACCGCGTGCCGTTGATAGTTGTCTGATACAGTCCATCCAATAAATCGAAACACTGATCGGCCGTTGTTCGAGCCGTTGAATAACTGGTCGAACGAGTCACCACCTGAATCGACGGTTGCTCCGCGAGTGCTGTGCCAGGCGACCCACTCATCCCATGCACCGCAGGTGATCCTCCTGTTTCGTAAATCGTCACCACGGTACTCGGATCACTCGGTTGCCGCCCTCGATAGATGGCAGTCGTCACACCAGAGGTCGTCAGATAGTCGTCCATGTCAGTCAATAATAATGCCATCGTCAGACCGCCACGAATCCTGCCAAGCGCATGACATCCAAGGCGCGTACCTGAATCATCTTCGGTGTTGTATCACGTTCGGTCGAGTGTGCCAGATTCGTCACTTCAAGGGCTACCAGTTCCGCATAGGGTGTTAATTCCATCTCGCCCTTGTCATCCATGTGAAAGAGTCGATCTACTGCAATCGCAGACGTTAGAAAATGGTCATAGACCAAGCCGCATAATTCCGGATCGTGTGACTCCTTCAACGTCGCCACCATCGTCCGCATCACGCTATCGGTGTGCGGAGAAAAGCTAATCGTCGCAGAGCAAGTCGAAGTCATTTGCTTGAAAGGTTCGCTTTCACCCAGCCTCTATAGATCCGGTTTGCAACCTTCTTTCCAATAGTGTCTTTCACGGCCATGAGTGGCTTTTCAAGATATTTCGACTGACCTCGCCCTTGATGTTTCAGTTTCATCGAGACCGCTCGACCTTTTTTTCTATCCCAATGTAAATCTTCATGCTGGAACATCGCGTATTCGGTGTTATAGCCCATCTCCACCGTGAACGTGTTTGCTTTGTGTGTCGGTTGTTCGACGTGTCCACTCGATCGAAGAGGGTTGTCGTCGACCGGCACGATGCGCTTCGATGCCGTCATGATGAGTTCGGCTTCCGTATAGAGAGCTTGTCCAATCAATGTGTCGTTCAGGTGTTCCAATTTATTCAAGTTCTTTACTACGTTCCTCACACCTGTTAACGAAAAGCCCTTCCCTTTCGTTGCCATTACTTGAGCCAAATCTTCGTATGATGGAATCCGCTCTGGTCTGGCACATGATTTACTGCCAGAATGGTCGGACTCACGATCTCTTGTCCTGTGGACGCCACATCACCAGTCGAGAGCGTCACACGGTCGCCAGCCCCGATTTTCACGTTGCTGCCGAGGTAGATGTGCGACCTTGAAAAGACTTCCTGCCCAGTCCAATCTACGACGTTCTCAGCCCGTCCAACGATACGAGCCTTATAGGACACGTCTGCACCAAAAGAAGGCTCTCCAAAGTCATTCAGTGAGCTTCTAGGGGCAATGCTGACCGACTGGGGCATCATGTCGAACCATCGGCTCACAGACATCAGAAGTACCGCCTCCACGGGTCGATTAACTGGGTCGCCATGTCTTCGGTGCCTTCGGTTGCGTAGGTAATCGCCAAGTCTCCAACCTTCTTACTTTTCACCACGCCCTCGGCGTTGATATACAACTGCCGTGCCTTGATCATCGTGGCACGAATAATCTCCTGGGGCATCGTTGCTACCGTTGACGTGACCGCATAGGTATCGGTATCGGTGGAACTCGACCCGCTCGTATTCAGGAATCCGGCTTCGTATTCCACCAACCAGGGTGCGGTCTCGGAATTCGGAATCGGGGTGTAGGTGATATTCCAGTAATTCTGGGCCGTCCACTGCCATCCGCGATCCCGATTTAAGAAACCACCATCCAGATCGACACGATAATCGGTGCTGCACAACTCAGTCGCGTCACCCGTATCGGTCGCGCTAAAGACGCGACGGACACCGCGAATTGGCGTTCTGGAGAGAGACAGATTGACACCGCCAAAGGCTTTGACGGTTTCAGAATAAACGGCTCGATGTAAAGGTTGGCCGATATAATTAGCTGTCCACCGGCTCGCGGCGAGATGCGCTTCGTCGATCCCACACGAACTCGCGGTCACACCAATGACGCGCATCAGTTCGTCCATTGTCCCGATCAGTTCGTTTGTCGAACTGGCGCATACTGTGATCACTCTACTGCTCCGTCATGATTGGAATGTTCGCACCCCTCGCCCGAAGCTCGGCAACCTGCTTCACATATTCAATCTCTTGCAAGGCTCCGTCGAGAGTGGCGGCACTCGCCATGTGTTTGTTCTTGGCGGCTCGTAAGGCATCGATACGCAGGGTCAGTTCTTCAAGGTTCGGCATCGGCCCCGTGCCTGGGTGTTTCGCGTAGCCATACCGATGGGTCTGAGTCAGCAAGGCGCATGACTGCGGGATATTGAGGTCAATGCCTTTCCCGTGGGCCACGCCAAGCCAGAACTCAACACATGCCTTCTGGACTTCGTATTCCGTACCAACCACCAAGTCAATCCCGTAGAGATGAATCTTGCCGAACCCTTCGCTAATTGCTAGGGCCACCATATAGGCAACCGTCGAGGTGAAGTAATCCGATGCCGAGGCAATCATGCGTTCAATCGGAAACCGGATGGAGGTCGGCAGGTCAGGATTGCGTTCGACCATATAGATCGGAATCCCGCACTCTCTCAGCCACTTCGGATGGTCGGTGCCTTCCACGTTATCTTCAGTCCAGTTCCGATGAATATCGAACCATCGGTCGGCGCGGTCAATATGTCGATACAGTTGATTGAGGCCCCATATCTCGACACGCTTATCATCAAACGGAATCAGGTGCCGTGTGCTTGAGGCGAATCCACAGATGGCAACTTCTGATCGCGGAGGATTGACTTCGACAATGGCCTCATCGCCATCAATGACCTTCGGATGGGCTGCACAAGGATGATCTGGATTAACACCCACACTCTCGGCTACTGCATCAGTGACATGACTACTCATTGGTTTCCTTTGCGTTTGGCGGTAGAGACACGACGACGCACTCGCGCCTGTCGATGTTTCGGTGGGGTAGGTGGTGCGGCGGTGTGGACTGAGGAATCTGACCGCAGAGCAGTCGCTTTGACACGACCACTCTGGATCAGAGATTCCGCTACGTCATCATCGACACCAAGAGCTTCACCGCACCTGTAATGCACACCGGCTAACGCTAAAGCTCTCCCGACAACAATCACCCGCATCGCCAAAGTCTAGCACTTCACTACGCCGTTGTCTTAACAACAACTCCGGTGGACGTGCTATTCGGCAATGACTCTGCCGCATCACCCAACGCCAACGCACCAGCGATCCGAAGCACGCTGCCACCTGACGATGATGCGTGAACTTCTGGAAGCAGGTTGACACTCAAGAATCGCTGTGCGCCTGTCAGCGCATACGTTCCAAGATCGCCATACCATACGGCTGTTCCGGTGCTGGTTGAAATTCCTGCATCGGTAGACATCCGGCCTGAGGCATTGCCTGTGCTGGTTGCTGTCGTGTTGGTGACAATATACAAGCCCTGCAAGCCCTTACGGTCTGCGGTGGACAACTCATTGAAGTCGCCAACACAGGTCGTCGATGAGTGCATCATCTTGACTTGGAAGCCGACGAATCCGCTATCCACCGTCGTGGTGCCAATCTCGCCAACAGCCGTCATCACCGCTTTCACGGAGTTGAAGCTATTCCCAAGACCCACTCTATCAACGATGAGGCCCATCACCTCATTGCCAGTGCTGGATGCGTTCACACTTCCACAGCTTGCGTCGAATGTGTGGTGTTCTAGCACTGAGAACTGCGCTGTCTGACTTAATCCTCTATTGATCATGATTCAACCTCTCCACTTATTCAGTGCTAATTAAAAGTCTCCAGGTGCCCAATCGACTCCCGTGAGAACCGCAATGGCTGCGTCGTGTCGCATTCCAAAGTCATGCTCTGAGATGGCACGCACGACCGTCTGATCCTGCGAGTAGGCAGCGATGACGTTTGACCCGTCATGGTAGGCTGCCGTATCACTAGCACTGACTTGAAGAGATGCGCTTTCACCGATGATGGCCTGACTAAAATCGACGAAGTAGATTTCGCTTTCATCGTTACTGCCAGCACCAGTCGTGTCAAGTGTGATCGGAATACTGGTAGTGCTTCGAAATGGGAAGCCCCACAGTGTTCCTCCAGCCATCTCATCTCGGAAGGCAGGAACGCCATTCGCGTTGAGAGCGGTCATCAACATCTGCTCCGTGCGTGGCGCGAAAAGCCACCCTGGGGTAGTCATCGGCACGTTGCCTTCTTGTAACGCCAACACCAATTTGCCAAGGTCTTGGAAGGTGTTGACAAGACTGACCGTGCCATCAGCAGCAATCTTGTTGCCACCAGGACACCAACTGAGGAGTCCGCGAGGCGCACCATCAGTGCCGTCGCCTCGGATGAACTTCTGGTCTTCTTTGACGCGCATCCCTTCCACTAGGTCAGTCCGAACCACTTGGTCGGCTCCCGGTGAACTGTAGCGAATCAGGTCATTGCTAATCGGCGTCAGCACCGCGAGCTTCTTGAACGACAACTTGAGATTGCCGAACACTTGCTCGCTCTCAGCGATGTTCGTGTTTTCGCCGATGTAGGCCGCTGTCGCCCCACTCGTGAGCTTCGGAATGTTCAGCGTTCCAGATCCCGCGATGGAAATCGTGGTGGCACCCATTGCACGCACTACCGACCGTGCGCGCAGCAGTTCGATGAGTTCTGTGCTGTATTCCTCTGGCACGAGAAATCCACCACTCGCCGCATCACCAGCCGACAGTGCTTTGGTGCGAGCCTCCTGCCACTTGTCGGCAAGGTCATCATCGCCCCATCGCTTGAGTTGACTAATCGCGCCATCAACACCAGCGTCGTTGAGCTTGGCCCAGGCTGTTGCACGAAGGCAACGAGCAAGAGCGACCCCTTTCTCCCGTTCCCGTTTCTGCGGAACGCTCGATGCGGCCATAGCTTTCGTGGTCAGTGCCTCCGTTCGTTCTCGAATCGGAGCCACCGCTTTCTCAATGTTGTCTCGTACTAGCTCGGCCACATTGTTGTCGCAGAATTCCTTGATCTCAGGAACGACCTGTTCCTTGATGTGGTCGGTTAGCTGTTCTCTGGTCAATCGCATGTGTATTCACCTCTTGTTAGAAAAGTCAGTCAACGCGACCCGATGCACGGTTGACCATTGCCCGAACTTCCTTGTCTACAACTTGCGCGACGGTGTTGGTTGTAGCATCGACAAGGGCATCCCTCAACATATTGGGATCAATATCGACATGCAAATCAGAATCGCCCTCAATGAGTTCAATAAACTCATCATCAACGCTTGCCTGATTCGGCACGCTCTCCTTCTTTGGTTTTGGCTTGTCGGTGTAAAGCCCCGACCCTTCGACATATCGGAAAGTATTCTGGAACCTGTCCACGTTCTTGATCGTTTCTCTGACCGCAACCTTGATGTTATTCATTTCCTTGCGAATAGCATCAAGGAACTGGTTCATGTCGTCCATGTGTTCTTCAGGGACGTCCTCGGCCTTTCCCTGTTCTTTGTTGTCTTGATCTGTGATCTCTGGCATAGGTTCACTCATTAAGTCCTTATCATGAACAGCAACCGACTCGGCCTCATCGGTGAAGCCGTGCGTCTGAAGAAGTGCGCCCAACTCCACGTCACTGATATCGGCATGGGCATCTCGAACTTCAATAAACTTTGTCCATGACTCCACATCCCGTTCCCAGGGAGCCACGCGGTCAAATTCTTTGTAATGGTTGGCCAGATGTGCGCGAATCTTTCCGAAGTCGTCGGCAGTGAAGCCTGTCTGATCAAGTCGTCCAGCCGCCGCCGCGACACCACGAAATACCACATCAGCCCCTTGTGGGCGATGGTGCGGAAGTTTCAGGTCGCCATAATTTGCTGGAGGCATATCAACCGCATACGTGAAATGCCGTGAAATTGCTCTGCGTTTGTCAGCGTCAACTGAATCCCACGGAGCCGACGTAAAGTCTCTCAGCGATGGCCGACTCCACATTTCGTTCATCGGGGCCAGGCCATACTCGGACGGATTGTTCGGAACCATCCCCTTCGTCTCGGTTGATTTAGGGTCGGCTTGTGTCAGCCAGGACTTCGCCCATGCCGTTATCGGCTCAACATCAATGCCGTCTTTTGAGGCGGCGATTAAAGCGTGAGGATTGGCAGGAATCGGAACGACACTATATTCGAGCAGTTCTTGTTCCTCGAAGTCGAACCCTTGTTGCCCGTTGTCTCGCTCGGTAGACTTGAACTTCTGCGGTCTAAATCCAACAGATACCGCATTCAGAAAGCCTCCCTTGATCATCCGGTACACCGTATCGGCAAACGGATTCAGGTCGGCGGTGGCAAACTCGGCAGTCGAAACCAGGCTTCCATCTTCTTCTTCAATAGAGATGGCCCGTGCGATAGGGAGTTGCTTGTAGTCGTGCGCGAACATGACCACTGGATTCTGTCGATAGGCGTTTAACACCCACCCTTCAGATCGTAGTCGGTCATTCTCGCGGTCAACGTCACCCGTGGAGATGGTGAACTTGATGCGACGTTGCCCCACATCTTCGGCATTAGCAACGGCCTGTTTCCTGACAATCGTTTGCGTGCCGTCATCGCCACCTTGGACTCGCTGCTTCCAGTCAACCAGATCAAGCACGGTCGGCACAGGTGTTGTGCCTTGTGTTTTAGAGTTGCTCATAAACGTCCAGACATAAAAAAAAGCGGCACAGGCTGACAGCACGTCAACCTCTACCGCAAACCTCGTCCTCGTGCGGAGAGCAGAACTGTCAGCAATTCTGCATTACTGCAAACTGATTGTCAATGTTAATCAGTCGTCATTCTTTAATTCTGTCGAGCGTTCGTGTTCCATCCCGACGACGACTGACCGCGTATCGCAGGAACCAGGCCGCAAGCGCACTGAAATATGCACTTGTCGCAGGTCTGTGGATTCATCGATCAAGGGTTGCCAGCGTTTGAGTTCTGTTTCAACTGCTTTCGCAACAGACACCGTGCGGCTTGGCATTTAGTAGGTAGCTCTCTCGGCCATCCTTGCTTCGACCATTGACTCATTCAAATTCACACCATCAGCCCATACCGTTACCAACCATCGGCCATACTTGCCTTGAGCCTTTTCATTTGATGGGCGTGTTTCAATCATGACGTAATCAGCGTGATCCATTTCCTTTATCAACCAGTCACGCGACGCGATTCCTCGATCACGTTCTTCGCCTCGAACCTCTGGCGCATTGATACCGTAGAGCCTACCCGTAACCGTTAAAGTGGCACTGAACCCTAAGTCAAGTCGCAATTCCATAAGCGTGTCGCCATCATAGACACGACAATCAAGCATCGGAAACATCCAACGATGGCGTAACACTCCGATAGGCATCAGGTGACAAGTGTTTTGACCTGTTCGATGTGTTCGGCACGGTCAAGGTTCAGGTTTCTGACTCGTTGCTCCGTCCACCGCTTTTCTGTCCAATACTCATAGCCGTAGCGGTGCGGGTGACGTAGGGTCGAGCTATGGTCAGGGAAGGCGACTCGACCACCGCGACCTTGAAAGAGTCCGAGCCAGTATGTGACAGATGGAAGCTCCACCTCACGTTCTCGGTCGCTACCGAATACCAAGTCCACACCATAGAGTCCAATCTCCTCAAAGCCTTCAACAATCGCCAGGGCAATTTGATAGGCAAACGTGCAGGAAAAGTAATCCGCATAGCCTAACGCTTCAATGGATTCCATCGGGAATCGAAGCGTATTCGGCAAATCCGGTTCGTGGTTCAACGTATACAGTGGGCGCGGATTGTTGTGAATCCACTCCATGTCGTCGGCGTTCTGCACCGACATCGGATGCAGTTCAAACCATCTGTCAGCACGAAGTCGTTCGTGTGGGTCAAGACACATCACCAGATTACATGACCACACTTCGAGGTCGGGATCATCAAACGGCAAGGCATACCGCAACGGCATCCCGCCAATAATCGCCAACCGTTTGCGCTTCGGAGACAGGTCGAGTGTGCCAGCCGCCGCGTCCAGAATCGTCCACTTAGCGTTGAGTGGATGTTCGACGACCTGCTGACTTGCTCTTGGCTTTAGATGATCCACTGGTGGTCTTTCTCGCTGCTGCTGTTCGCTTGTGAGTGGCACGGGCTTTCTTTCTAGGCTTTTGAGCTTTCTCTTTGGTGGTCTTCTCGACCAACACTAGCGCACATCGACAATTCGGATGCACGGGCGGTGCCGTTACACCACCAGGATTTAGCTTTGACGAAGTGTTCGGGAAGATGGCTCCCGCATCCATGCTTATTCGCTCACCTTCAAGTTGCACGCACAATGGGTCAACGTCATACCCTGCGGTTAGCCATTCACGTTCAACATCATCTCGGTCAAGCAGATTTGCCTCAACCGCTTCTTCCCATAAGATGTTCTGTCCGGCATTGGCTGCTTTCGCCAGTTCAGTTCGAGCAATCAACTTAGCTCGCATTCGCTTATAGGCGGTTTCGATTCGATCTACCTGCCCTGCAATCTTCTCCACGTCTTTCGGATACTTCTGTGACAGTTCTTCAACGGTCACACCGCGACGCTTGGCGGCTTTCTTGAGCAGACGTTCTTCTCTGTGAATGGCAGCGTTCTTATAGAAGTCGGTCAGCCCGACCGCACTTCTGATATGCCGTGCGGTCTTGTCCGAACCCCATCCCTCTTTCACTGACGTGGCGATAATGGACTGGATGGTTTTCTTGTTTTCAATCCCCATCTCGCTGATTAAGAGTGCGGCTTCAGTCTTTGCATAATTCACAGTCGCATTGTTCACCAGGTTAAAACTAATCGGAGCCACGCCCACAGTAATCTGCTTCCCTGTCTGGTTCTTTGTCAGTTGGATTCCCGTCTGGTCGGCGGCAAATGTCGCACCGCGTAAACACATCGACGCCAACTCGTCTTGGAGTTTGCTCATGGTATCGAGCCAGTCTTGGAGTATCGGGTCGATGAAGGTCATCACACGATTACTCCTAACGGCTACCAGTAGCTTCTCCAGGGAAATAGATTCCTCGATACCTTTCCACTCGCTGATAAGTTGTCGGCGCATTGCCCCTTCGCGTCGGTCAGCAAGTCTGATCAGGGTCGGTAAGCCTTCTTCACTGTCATCCTCAGCTTTCTGCTCCACGGGGAGTTCAGCCTTTTGTGCCGTGTTGGTATCTGCGACTGCTTTCACTGGCTCAATCTTGCCAGTTTCTAATGACCCTCCTTCTGCCGGTGGCGGTGTCTGCCCGAGCGAGACTTCCAGTAGATTTGATGGCATCAAATGAACGTCACCTCGATCATCATCGAGCGGGTCGTAGCCCGACAGTTCCCGCCATTCGTCAACCGTCAGGACAGCCGTGTTCGACTTAGCCGCATCGAGTTCGTGTCGCTTGTCTTCCTGCACAGGTGACTCGTAGTCCACAATCAATCGCTCGTCGTATTCAGGGATAAGCCGTTCCTGAAAGACTGACCGCAAGAACTCTAGCCGTGGTGTCAAGACATACTTGGCGAACATATAGTCAGCCGCGTCAATCGTGGCACGGTTCGAGTTCTCGATGACGCCAAGAATCTCAGGTGGCAATCCGAACGTCTGGATAATGATGTCCCGTTGCGCTGACCGGAGTTCACTGAACTGCATGGACCGAAAGTCGGTAGCCAGTTCTTTGACTTCAATCTCTCGACTCACAAAGTAGGGCTTGAAGGCTCGCCAGAAGCCTTGATTCTTTGACAGCCAGTCATGTTCGAGTCGTTCCACTTCTTCGGGTCGAAGTGGTGAGTCGGTTCCACTCTTTTGCTTCGGGGAGATGATCAGGTCAGGTCTGGCGCGATTGAAGAAGAACTGACGCAGATGCCGACCCGCATACTCATTTGTCTCCAGTTCGTCGGCTAACACGTTCCCCAGGCCACTTCCTCTCCCATACGGGTTCGCTGGATTCGGATCACTGAGCCAGAGGATTTCCGTCTCTGGAATGTTGCCCTGCCATCCACGGAAGCCAATCTCGTAATGCTTTGTCTTTGGTGTTGGTGTGGCTCTGACCCAGTCCGGTGGAATCGGCCAGAAGGCGACCGGTGCTGACAAGCCGTTCCTCTGCTTGAGCAGAAACGCATCGCCAATCAAATCGAGATGCACCTGAACGGTCTTCATCATTGCTCGACCAGTCTGGAGACTGTTCCCGTAGTTCAGGGCATCGAGGAGAATGTGTTCTTCTACCTCAGCAACGTCAGCCATCTTTTGTCGCGCCTGGAGCCGTGAGTCTGGTGAACCGACCTGCATGGCTCGTGTGCGAACCGCCCGTCCCTCTTTCTGATGCACATAGAGACTCCAATGTGTTGACGCAATGGCGGTCGCTATCTTGGCACTGCACGCACGCAACCACGGCATCTCGGAATACGCATTCAGAAGATTCCTGGTGCCTTTCTGCGGGGCATCGCCTCGCTCGGAAGGAAACAGGGCGTTCAATAATCCGTGCGTGTCGGTATTGATTTTCGTGTCGTCGCTGAAGACACTGACTACCGCTTTGCTGGCGGCTTTTAACTTTTCGACGAATGTGGCAGAACTATCCATAGTCAACCCTCTGGCCAATAGACACCATCGCTTTTCAGAGCATTCGACACGGTCTGCGAAGCTCGACTCTTGCGAATGGCGGCAAGGCGTTCTTGTGTGTCTGACGACGGTCGGTCAAATTCCAACAGCCGCCAATCTTTGTTGGCAAACCGACGACGGGCTTCAACGGCCAAGGCCAAGGCACAGACGCAATCATCGTGCATGCCAGGTGGCGCAGAATACCGCACGCCGGTCGGCGTATATTCATATTGGAAGGACATCAGTTCGTTCGACACGACACCATCGGGATATGTCACCTGCTGATTGCCTATCGCCACGACCAGTCCTTCGATGAGTTGTTGTTTACTGCTACTGCTAAATTTGAATCCTTCAAAGTGTGCGCCCGTATTCGACGCACGAGCCACCTTCTGTAGAGACTCTAACACCGGATCGCCCAATCCGGTAGAGTCAATCAGGGCAGGTCGGTCTCCGACAAGTTTTACAATGTCGTCAATCGTTTCATTCCACGGCCGTTGCCAGCGAAGCATCTGCGTACACTGTCCCGACTGGTCAAGGGCGATACCCACTGTCCAGTCCACTGACTTCGCCAAGTCCCATCCCCACACTGCCGTCTCCTCGGTGGACAGTTCCATCACACACGAGTTGATCGCGTCAGCCGTGCCGAACGGACAGCCTTCGTCATCAGACGGTTCGGCTTCATAGAGTTCTTGAAAGGCGGCAGTGTTACCACGGAAGACACTCTTGGCATCGAGGACTTCGTCTTTGTCTAACACGCCAGCGTCAATCGCGTCCCAGGCCGTGATCTTGGCGTAGTGCCAATCCGGTTCACCACTCTCGGCACGACGGGCGAGTTGGTACGCCCAGTTGCGGCGACCCTTGACATTGCCAATGACACGCACCGAACCGCCTGTGGCAGTGATGGTCGTCCGTGCGGCAATCCACGCATCTTCTTTACACCGTGACGCCTCGTCAATCACCATGCCATAGACATCCTCACCATAGAGGGCATCTGGTTTATCGGCTGACTTGAACGCGATGATCGTGTTCGACGGACGGACATGAATCTCTAAGCCTTGTTCATGGGCTTCATAGAGACTGGTATCGAGATATTGCTTGAGCCGTTTGAAGGCAATCTTGGACTGTTCTCGAATCGGCGCAATCCACCAGTATTGATTCCCTGTTTTCCCTTGCAGGGCTTGCTCGAACAGCCAGATAATACAGCCGACCGTCTTGCCGCTTTTCGTGCTGGCCTCAATCACGCTATACCGCGCAGGAGAGAAGATGGCTTCTAACTGCTTGGGATACATCCACGGGCGAGAGTATCGCGCAATCACGTTTCGTCCTTCGTGGTGTTGCTGCTCAGAAGACGCTTTACGAGTGATGCCTTGTGTGGTGGTGGTGGAATGTTGAGCTTGATTTCAATCTCGTTGTTCTCGCCCTGCCCCATGTGTTCCACTTTGTCGCCGTAGGTTTCACGGCGATGCGCCTTGAGAATAAAGATGGCCGCGAGGTCGCTCTTCTCCCTGGCACGCTTATGCAATGAGGCAAGTGTGAGGTCAAGCCCGTCTTCAATAGCTTCGTTCCATGCTTCTCGAAACTGTTTATTCTTGTCGCGTTCCCGATAGACGACTGCACGGCTGACACCAGCCTTCCGAGCCGCAATCGCAATCACCGGCATCACTGCCAGCGTCGCCAGGAACACCGGCTTCCATTCACCAGCCGACTTCGGGCTGACACCCTTCTTGCGTCCTCCGAGTTTCTTTGGTGCTACCATATCGTCCTCACTGTGTCAGTCTCCGCGAGATCCACATGCCAAGTATCGCACCGAGACTTGCTCCGACGCCATACGACGCAGCGAACTCCCACGACTGATACCCGCTCGATGTGCCAGCGTTTAGCCACCAGACAAAACTAATCAGGAACGCGGTGCATCCGGCATAACCATACTGCCCTCGGCTAATGAACACGGTCGATGCGCTGACGGGTGCGACTTGCAGACAGCCACGGAGTACCATCTCCAGCACGTCGCCCATCATGTCACCTTGGTCGCGGTCTTCCCCGTGAACGCTTCCCATCGATCAATCGTGACCTGGCAATAGGACGGTTCGATTTCGATGCCGTAGCAATGACGGCTTAGTTGTTCGGCTGCAATAATCGTTGATCCAGAACCTAAAAACCCATCGAACACTATGTCATCAGACACACAACTGTTGCGGATAGCTCGACTCATTAAATCATTTGGTTTTGTAGTCGGATGATCGGGACTGGTTGGTGGACGTGGTATTTCCCACACCGTCGTTTGTGTGCGGTCGTTTATAAAATAATGCGATTTGCCTGACTTCCATCCGTACCATAACGATTCGTGCTGCCAGTGGTAATCCTGACGACTTAAAACCATTCTGTCTTTAACCCACACAATCATTTGTCGAATTTCGTGTATTGTTTCCAACGCATTCACAACCTGTCGATCTCCACCTGACGCACAAACATAAAAACTTCCACCAGACGACAATGGCCATGCTGCAATTGCGCTTTTAAGAAATAAAGCAAACGACTCCGGTGACAGAGAATCGTTTGGCACAACCAATCCATCTGTGCGTCGTCTGCGCTTTTTTAATTGTTCTATGCTGGCATCATCTTGGTATCCGACGTTATAAGGTGGATCAGTAAATATCATTTGAGCTTTGTTTCCATTCATTACCAGCGCCACGTCATCGGCGTTCGTGCAGTCACCGCACAGCAACCGGTGGTCGCCAAGCGTAAACAGATCACCCGTCTTAATATCCGTAGCGCGTTTCGCTGGCACATCATCAGGATCGGTAAGACCACCATCAGGCTCAGGAGTCTCCAATAGGTCAGCGAGTTCGTCCTCGTAAAAGAACGGCGACAAGTCCAGCCCATCCTCCGCATCCTTCAGCAACTGGCCAACATCCCACTCAGCTAATTCACCAGTGCGGTTGTCATACAACGCCAGGTCGCGCTTCTGAGCCTCTGACAGCCCCGTACGGCGCACCGCGACAAGCTCTGACCCCTTAGCCTCAACCACCTTCAGGTCGGTGATACCAGCCTCGCCAGCGGCTTCTATGGTCGCGTTCCCTGCCAGCACTTCGTTGTTCTCATCAATGACAATCGAGCGACCGGTGCCGACCTTGTGTAGTGCCTCGACAATCATGCCGACATTTCGTGGCGTGTGCTTGCGTCGGTTGTTCGGGTCAGGAACTAAGTCCTTGATATGAGTAAGCGGCTTTGCTCTTTTTTTAGGTGTCACCTTTTGAGACTTTCCTCTCTATTAAGCATATCCTGCTGCCCCGCCTCTTACTGACGCACCGTCACGATAGAGATGTTGCTGGTGTTTATAGTGACGTAATTCATCAGGTGAACGAAGCTCACGAATCTTCTTGGCGTAGGCTTGTCCTGTGGAGAATGTTTTCAGATGGGCGCGGTCGAGAATCTCTGAATACAGACACCAACCGAGAAGCGTATAGTCCGTCTTAATATCCTGCTCTGTCTGGTTCCACGTTTCACACAGCATGAGTGCATACGCATCCACTGATTTTAAGTCTCTGTTCTTTTTCAGCGGCACGATAAGATGGTCGGTGCGTCTGGTAACAGCTTTGACATCCACACGTAGACCAGAAGGCAAGACGCAATCGTAGCCACCGAAACGCGGTTCAGTCGTAAGGTCTGGATAAGCATTCATTAACTTAGAGAACGCCACCTCTGCACCAAAGCCACGTCGCTCCATGACCATTGGTGAGGAATTCGCATAGAGCGCATCTGTCACACCAGCCTTTCGGTTGCTCAGATACCGACAGTTCGAGACAAACTCAACGAGACGCAGTTCTGTCTTGTTCAATGTCGTGCTGTTATCCATGTCTATCCCCTTTTCATATTCATTTCATAGACCTTCTGAACAGCTTGCCCCAGTACGGCTCCCACCCGCACAGCATCCGTGTCGCTCATGGATGCAATGATATTGCCACATGACCGATGTAACAAGATTCCCGCACGAAATGACAGGGCTAACACCTGGTTAAGCTCGGCGTCTGTAAGTCCAGTAAGACGAAAGTGAACTGGATACCCTTCCATTAAGCCAGGCGTTCCATTCGCCTCAGCATTGAAGGCTTCGCGTAGAACATGACCTCGTTCCCACATTCGTTCACTAATCGACTCCGTGCGATATCGTGTGATGACTTCCTTGGCGGCTGATAGTCCAAGCAACGACCCGCCAAACGTGCTACTGATCAGTTGAGCTTCTTCCATGACATCTCGCGTCCCACAGATAGCGGCAATCGGGACACCGTTGCCAAGAGCTTTCCCAAAGCACGCAATGTCAGGAATCGTGTCGCTCTTGCACCAGAGTTGTTGACTGCCACCGAGCGCATGACGGAAACCGAAAATCATTTCGTCGAAGATTAACAGTGCCCCATGCTTGTCAGCGAGTCGTCGAGCTTCGGTGTAGAACCGTCGTTGTGAATGCTGCGTGATATCCAGTGAGTCGGCAACAGGAAAACGATACGGCTCGATCACAATCGCTGCCACCGCATTAGGTAAGGGGTCATCGAGTGAGTCCAATACTCTTGCAAGGTCGGCGTGGTCGTTATCACGGAACGTCGTGATGTGATCGTTGACCTTGCTGTAGTATTCTGTCGCGTTCTTGGGATCGGCATAGCGATGTGGAGCTTGACACCATTCATGCCAGCCATGATACGAATGTTGAGCCACTACCACTGTGCTTTGACCTGTAACGGCACGCGCAATCTGCACGGCTCCCTGCATGGCTTCGCTGCCAGTCATGACGAACCGCGTCATCTCTGCACACGGAATAACTTCTGACAACCTGGTGGCGACTTCATTCTCAAGGCGATGGGGCAATGACAGAATTGACCCCATCGTCAGGGCATCACTCACGGCCTTCGTGACTCCCACATCCCCATAGCCCAGTGAAATCGCGCCAAGTCCTGCGACTAAATCAATCACCTTGGACTCGTCAGAACACACGACACGACACCCTGACCCCGACTCGGCATAGCAAGGATAGACGTCGGTTGGCCCAACGGCACCAAAGGCTTTCGACCGTGTTTGCGAATCGCCTGGTGTGTGCAACATCTACGACGCCCCTTTCAACATCCCGCAGAGGCGTGCCCCCTCAAGGACGTTCTGTGCCGAGTAGTCGTGAGGCACGAGATATCCACACACCTGTCGAACTCGGTCAAGGTCTTTTTGTCGATCCACGCTGAGCTTCAGATAGCCATAGTCGTGTTCGGATAATACGTCATGAGTTTTATAGTTCGAGCGAATCCACGGCGTAACGTGTTCACGGTCATGGCGAGCATTCGCACGTTGAGCCGCCTCATGTAAGACTTTGGCTGACATGACTTCCGTATCAAACCCATCCGGCCATCGCGCTTGACGGCCGACATTAGACACATAGTCATAGGTCGATTTCAGGTATTCGTCCAAAACGTATGACGACACATCTGAGGCCAGCAACGGACAATCACCAGTGATACGCATCACCACATCGGCCTTCATAAATCGTGCAGCATGATCCATGCGTCCCAACACATCCCACTCCGACCCACGATAGACACAGATACCACTCGATGGACGCTCAAATACTGCCGCCAACCGATCATCATGTCCGTTGACACTGGTAACAAGACAGATTCCGGTGAGTCCTTCTATGCGAGAGACACGAGTTATGACGTGCTGAATCATGGACTGACCAGCAATTTGAGAGAGCGATTTTCCCGGCAATCGCTTCGACCCCATACGAGCCTGAATCAGCGCGACAACTTTCAATGGACCACTCTCTCGACAGCACGTGCCTGACAGGAGTGAATCGGTTGAAGAAAATCCTCACCCCCAAAGCCGCGACGGAAGAACTCGATATTGGATTCCTTTTCGGTGACGCTGCCTCCCTGATGACCCATCTCGTAATACTTCACACCGAGTTCCTTTAAGCGTTTGATGATGGCCCACTGAATTGGATGTGACACGTTCGGTGCAAGACTCGCAGCACTGGCATAGTAGGCATAGTCTTTCCATCGCAACACATACGCAAATCCAAGAACGCTCTCGCCTTCTCTTGCCACAAACCACGACGCATGGTCAGCCAGCACGAAGCTATCCTGACAGACCCATGAATCGGACGGGCGCGTCACCCGACCGGAGGCGCGGTGGTGTAAGTCTTGGCACAGTTCCCTGGTGTGATCGTGCCGTTCCTCAGTGACCGTGATTGCCGAGTCTCGAATGATGTGCCTGTAGCTTTTTCTCACGTCAGCCCATAACCTAGTCAGGGGGATAGATAGATCGATAATACGTGTCCTGATGGAGTCTTCCTGCCAGCCGTTGTCTAATACCAATGCTGAATACATCGGTGGATTGCACCACATTCCTTTAAGCATGTCATCAGGAACAAAGTGTGGATGAATCGGCATTATGCGAAAACCGACACGACTATCAGCGTGACTCACTACCGACTCCAACACTTCACACATGATCGGCAACACGACATCCATCGCAAACCGTTCGTCTGGATGATCCACCAACGCTTCATGCAACAGCAATGGGGCAGGGGCAGGAAGGTCGCCAAGCCCAAACAGGTTAAGCTCTGGATGATAGGTGAGAAGTTGTGCGGCCACGACTCTCCCGTCTACCGTCACGCCCCATGAATGATCGACGAGTGTCGGGTTCCGTGCTATCTCATAATCCCGCCAGAGCGGTCGATTCCAGAACCAGAGGGCGTCTTTTTTGATGACAAGCTCGTCAACTTGTTCTGTGATCTTTACACCTGACACCGGAACCACTTGGATTCGTGTGTCTTTCATAACCGATAGTCCAGTGTCCAGATGTCTCCGCGTTGACGACTCACCCAAAAGCCGCACGACCGAAACGCGCACAGCGATGGCTCGTTGTGTCGCTTGACGACTGCTTCAAGAGTTGGTACGCCGAGATCCTTGGCCTTGCGACAGACGGCACGAAGCATTGGTGTGGCATACCCACATCCTCGGTGAATCGGCGCGACAGTAATCGACACCCGACCATGACGCAGCAGATGGCGATTCGGTGAATGCGAGTCATCCTGCACAGAAGGTCGCAAGTCGAGGGCAACGGTTCCAAGATCATCCCACTGAGTATGAGCAATAAACGACGGCGTGAGCGGGTCTTCCATCATGCTGTGGAGCCACTCCAGATGGTCATCGAACTCAATCGGATCTGAGGAAAGCGAGTTTCGTCGTGTCTGTGGATCGTTGGCCCATCGATACAGCAGGGGTGCGTCATCTGCCGTGACCTTTCTCAGCCCAACCACGGGATCTGAACCCTGGTGATCCCTGGTATTACCTGGTCTCATACTCCGACGCGAAACTGCGCCATCTCCGCTTCTTCGTCCACCTGTTGCTTGTCAGAAGTTCCCATCGCCAGTTCAGCGACCTCCACGTTCAGGACATAGCTCTGTAGCTGGTCAGGAGTCATGGCGTGTGCATAGTCTGGATTCTTCGGGTCGGTGTCAGGCACTCTGAAATGTGCCTCAAGAATCTCAGCACCCGCACAGACCGCAAGTGCGCCAGAGGTCACGTAGTTGGGAGCCGTATGATCTGAGAATCCACTAAACGCCAAGGCTTCACGCTTGTTGTCGCCCTTCGACGGAGCCAGGAACGAGCGACGCAATACCTTCAAATTTAGCGACCCGTAAGAAGCCGGATACGCACTGACGCAATGCAACAGCTTGAGTTCGTCGGCGGTATAACTGAACGCGAAGTCCAGATCATTGATACTGGTCATGCCTGTGCTGACGATCATGGGCTTCATACATGCAGACATTGCGTCCCGCAACTCTGCATCCTGGCACTCAAATGACGAAATCTTAAACATCGAGACATGCGGGGCGATGACCTCGACATCCTCTGGCAAATAGACGGTGCAAAGATAATCGACCCCTCGTTGCTTGGCGATAAGAGCAAGTTGTTCATGCCACTCGGCTGGCCATTGAAGGAGATTCTTATAGTGGGCCGCGAACGGAGTCTTCGTCGCGTGGCGGCGTTTCGCCATTTTCCTGGCTGAGCTTGTCCATTGAAACTTCACCGCACTTGCGCCAACAGAAGCCGCGACCGTGATGAGATGTTCCATCTTTGAAAGGGACGCATCCCCGCAGGATCCAGCTTCAGCGATGAGGGTCGTTTTGATATTGTTGGGCATCGTGAATCATCTCCACGACAAGCGCACCATCTGTGATAGTGGCTGCCGTTGTTGAAGGTTTCCGAAGTGTCAGAGCTTGCATGAAGTCCTTGAGTTCGTCTTTATACATCGGTGCAATCGCTGACGGTGGATGTCGCAAATTATAATTAGTCTTCGTCTGGTCGTCCCATGCGACAGTCAGGGTTCGACATTCCTCTCGTGGATGGCTGACATATTTCAACTCACAATCAATTTCCAAGTCTTCTTTCTTTTTGCGTGGCGCGGTAAGACCAATCCATGCCGAGGTCGGTTCCACCTGTGCGAAGTTGACGCGAGTCGCCCCAAAGAAGTGGCAAGCAAGATCAAGTTCATGACTGGCTTCATAAATGACATCCCCATACGTCGAAGCGAATCCCGGCCAGAGACTTCGACACGAATAGCATGTCAGCTTGACATGGGTCGCTCTGGTTCCTTTTTTAAGCGTGGCACACATCTCGCTCATGGCACGAATTATCGTGCGATTAAACCGCCAGCAGTAGCCGACCTGCGTGATACGTCCCACGCTCATCTCTACCAGGGAGGTCGCCTCGTCAAGCGATGAACATAACGGCTTCTCGATAAAGACTCCCGCCTCGGTCTGTTCAAGTGCATCTTTTGCGATGTCGTAGTGGGTTGAGAATGGTGTGCAGATCAGAATCCCATCAGGCTGACGAGACAATGCGTCCTCAAGTGGAGGCGAATCTGAGACTCGTGGGTCAACAATTTCGATGTCATCTTGGACACCGAGAGCGAGGGCGTTCCGATGATGACGCTTGCCAATGGAACCGAATCCAATAATGAGCAGTCGCATTCAATATCCCTGCTCGTCTGCTGATGCGATAAGTGACCGTAGCTGGGCGTCATTCATGAGCCTATCCGGTGCGTTGCTGGTGTATCGGTAGGTGGAAGGCACGGCTTTTCCTGCCCAGGCATCCTGCGTCCACGTTGGGCCAGATGGCGGGACAATGTAGAGGTCACACGACGAATCATAGAGTGTGCGGGTTACTTCCTCAGTCGAGAGCAAGACCTCATGCACCTTCTCGCCACCAGCCCGAATTCCAATAACAGACGCATTGAGTTCTCTGAAGTTCCCTGTCTGCCTAACGACTGTTCGCATCAAGTCATGCACGGATGCCGACTTGAGTGACGGCACGAAGATTTCGCCACCCACTTGACGATCTATCGCTTTCCAGACCAGTTCAACGGCCGCCGATAACGGCATCCAGAACCGTGTCATCTCGGTGTCGGTAATCTGTAGCCGCTCACCTCGCTGTTGCTGCTTGCGCCAGAGTTGCAAGACCGACCCGCGTGAGCCAAGCACGTTGCCGTAGCGCACGACAGACGCACGGAACGTCTCAGGGTGATAGGCATTGGAGCCAATCACGAAACCCTCAGCACTGGCCTTGGTTTTGCCATATTGGTTCATCGCCTCAACCGCTTTATCTGAACTGATGAAGACCAACTGCTTGACCCCACAGGCAAGACAGGCATTGACGACGTTCATTGTGCCGATGACATTCGTCTTAATCAGTTCGCCGCCATCGGTGTGGGCGTTGACCCGTTTCAATGCCGCCGCATGAACCACCACGTCCGTGCCATAGAACGCCTGACACAGCCGATGATAGTCACGCACGTCCCCCAGGTAGGCGCGGAACTGGTGATAGGTTTTGAACTGGTCGCCAATCTGGTCAGCTTTCACCTCATCGCGTGACAAGGAAATCAGTCGCGTCACTTCTGGATGATGCTCTTGACAGTGCCCGATGAAGGCTCGACCAAAACTGCCCGTCCCGCCTGTGACCAGTATCTTCATGTGCCTCGGCTCATTCGGTTGATGTACCGATGATCGACATTGATCCGACACTTCACTCGCATCCGTTCGTGGGCCGGAAGCGACCAGAACCACATCTTCTCCTCGATGACATATCGTAAACGAGGATAGATTCTGAGAGCCATCCCACACACGCCAAGACCAGTCAACCAGATGAGATGGTTACACCACGAACGAGCGGTCGCAAAATGGGCAGGTGACATCAGAGGTTTTCCCTTCCGTGGTTGTTCCAGGAGTGAGTTCTTCTGGTTGGTTCTTTTTGTGCTGGTGTAGATGCTCTCGTAAGTCTTCTCGGCTTAATGCTTGATCGTCACAGTACGCCAGCAACTTGTTCCGGTCGTCCACGTCTTTCACCTTCATGGCTTCCTGGTGGTGTGACCATGACAGCTTCGTCGCAAACGGACGGTCATTCTGTGGGTAGGCTTTAGAGATACGCACCGCCTGAGAGAGCGTCCAGTACGACTTCTGTGTGAGTTCGACAGCCTGTGTGTAGGATTCACCGTAGTCGCCTCGACCTTCTCCGTATAACAGCAGGTCGCCAATGGCCCACATCGTGGCGTTCGCCATGAGGTAGCAGTTTTGTAGCCCGCTACAAAACTCCTCAATCGTGGGTTCACCTGTAATAACGGCTCCGGTAGCGGTCAGATTGATTCCACCTCCCAATTCAATCGACTGGTCTGGAGAGGCGATCAGAATAGTCTCGGCCTTTCTTGTCATGTAGTCTGTTCCTCGGCTCAAAGAAGTGGATGGCTGAAGACCCGTCGAGCCATACGGATGTTCAGCACCAACGCATTCGCCTCGTCAACGGTTCGCACGATGACCACGGGTGTGCCGCGCCATGACTGATGCCACGACCGTTGCAATTCATTCAGCTTGTTATTGCCGACCTTGACTTCGACCGGCACCGTCCACCCATCGACACCAAGTATGAGGTCAGGCACCCCACCGCCAAGCGTGGCAGTACTGAAGACGCTCACACTAGGATGCCGACGAAACGCTTCCACGATGGCACCATGATTCCGGTCAACCTTGGCGAATCTCGTCATATAGGACGTGAGGATGTCACAGTTATCTCGCTATTGCACCCTAGCGACTCATCCTTAAACGAGAGCCAGATCTTACGTGCATGCACTTTCTGATGACACTCCGCACATAACGCCAAACAATTTATCAGGCTAAATGTCTGTTCCAGTGGTAATCCTTTCGACCGGAAGACAACTTCGTGCATGTGGAGACTGCCACGTTCATGGCACACACGACAATGACGATCACGATTCATCACGGCGCTTCTGACTGAGGCGATTAAGTCGTTACGGACTTTTCGTTTGGCCCGACGACGGGACGATTGTTTCTGAGGCTTTGGAATGGCGATCATAGATATCTGCATAATTCTTATCGGTGGCGTGGAGGTGCGGAGACAGGATTATGAGCCTGGATAGCCTGGGAAGCCATCAAACACCTGCACACCACCGCCTTTCATTTTACCATTTAGCCCCGCTTGTTGATCCGTCTTCGATGATGAAGTTGAGTTCTTGCTCGTTCGGCTTTGAGAACCGGACTGGCGTTCCAGCACAGACACCGTTCCACATAGTCATGGTCATAGAGATGGCGTTTACTAGTCTCGCATGAGCCACACAACTCCTTCTCTGTGCAGGAATACGACCGCCAGCCCGTATCACTACAGTGGTGGCAGTAGTAGGTCGCCACATGAATCGGTGCGGTTTTCCAGTTCTTGGCGTTTGGGAGTGAGTGGCCCGTGATGCGTTTATAGGTATCTAGGAACTCAGTACGCGCCTTCCTGAGCTTCTCTTCCTCATCACGTTCAATCTGCGCCGGTGGCAATTGTTTAGTGTTCTCCGTATCTCTCGCCACCCGTTGCATGGCGTCATTGTCAGCGACTTCGTACCAACTCCCATCATCTGGCATGAACGGATTCGCTTCTTTACACAACGTCTGTGCGGCCACCTCAACACTCTCAATCGGTAAGTCACCAAGCACTAGAAACGACGCTTCCAGTTTCACTTCGTCCGTCTTGGTGTTCTTCGAGGCTGCGACAAAGTTAAACACGCGAGTGAATCGTTCTGGCGCATCACGAGTCAATAGGTAGGTTGTCATCTATCCCTCCTTGGTGAGCGCATCAGAGATGGTGCGCCCAAATAATGTTCCCTGAATAACACCAACTTCAACGGGAAGATTCATTGGACAAACGCTTGACAGTCTCGTTATTTCCCATTTGCGCTTGTCGCACAAGGGATGATTGTCCTGTCGATTACGAGTGTTGTTATTCCATGGCTTGCCTTTGATCGTGCCGACCAGACACCAACCAGAGGCATTTAAGGTAATTCCAGGTTCACTGGCAAGTGTGTAAGTAATCAAACGGTGATAGCCCATAGACTTAGCGGCTTTCCATGCGGCTCCATACAGTTTCGATGGCGCATTCTTAGTCCCATCGGTGCAGCATCTCGTAACCTCCAAGGTTAGTCCATCATCAGAGGCACGAGTCACGGGTCGTCCAACCATAATCACGCCGACAACCTTAATGCCATCATTAACAGCGATGCCCCACTTCCACCCCTGTGGAGGCACATGGTGTCGATGATGGGTCTGAACAAACCGACAGGCATCCTTGTAGGTTAGAGGCTGGAGAAAGAGAGTCACTATCCCTCCTTTCGATGTCGTTCAAGAAAGCGTTTACTGGCATCAATCATGGTGAGTGTGTTCGTGGTCAGTTTCGGTTTCTGATTAACCTGTGGTTCATCTTCCCATCGGCGTTCCTTGAGAAACCGCACCGCGTGGCAAATGTAGCGTTCGTCAATATCTTCATCCTCCCATGCTTTGAGATACAGCGTCAGTCCGTCCATCACCTCCTGATAGAGTGGTGTGTCGTGTTCAATTTTCAACTTCTTCCAAATTTCCGATGCGGCTTTCTTTCCTCGATTTCGTGGATACCTCGACCAGAATGATTCAAATCGAGCCGTATAGTTATTAGTACTATTATTAGTACTATTATTAGTACAGTCTCCACTTAACACCAGCGTATCAGTCGTCTGTAACTGCACGTCCTTGTGTGGTTTATCAGCGTCAGCTAGTAACACCGATGTTACAGGGGTAGCCACATGGGTATTACTACCCTTCGGTGAAATCAGTTTCAGTTGATACAAGTTCTCCACGTATTGCTGCGGCTTGATGGTCTGGTGTTGCACAGCCAACGCGCCGATGCCGAGCAGTTCCTTCACCCACCGATCAACGGTCGGCATCGAACACTTGAGAACCGTGGCAAGTTCTGACCGTGATGGATTCGCTAGACCATCACGGTCACACCACCTTGCCGACAGATACGCATACAGCCGAATGGCTCCATGCTGAATAGACGATTCAAGAATCCAGAGCGGGACATGGGCGAGTGGTCCCGTGTCACTTTTGAGTGCCATAAGTTTTCTCCTTTAATGTCTTCCCAAGCGCGTGATATCGCTCCATCCCTTCGACTGTGTTTTTGTAGTGGTCACACCCACCCTTGCACCAATCATCGGTGTCCGGCATATCGTCGAAGTTGTCCATAGCCGCTCTACCTGAGCGGTCTCCCGTCAGGGAGTGATTTAATTTTCAAAGTGGACGTAGACAGCGAAAACACCTCCTGAACTTCTCGCCAGGAAACTTCGCTGAATTCAATGGAGAGGTCATGACTTCTCCTTCATAATCGCTATGTCGAATCTCGACGACAGTGCGACGATAATGCCTGACAGAAACGCCAGAGCGATGGCAATCATGGGATACCGTGCCGCCCAATAGACTGCCACCGCCCCAAGTAAGACAGAGAGAATGTTCCAGAGTAGATTCCAGTTCATGATCTCACAACCGTCTTTAAGGTTTTCACTGGAGCCACGCCTGGAATACTAAGTTGTTCTTTCTCCTGTCTCGCTTTGGAATTGAGATACGTCATGTTGGCTTGGAGACATTGCAGGTCGGCATCCCCACGAGCCACCGCTTGGATGAGCATTTTCAGGTTCACAACCTCAGCGCGATAGTTGTGTCGCACAGAATGACCCTGTGGGCGGCTGTACGGCTGTTTAACAGGTGTATAATCGACTGCCAATGGTTGTGCCTTGAGTGTATCTGCTACATCAGACAGCACCGTTTTCGTGTCCTCGTCAGCTTGTGCTTTCTCTGCTTCAAGTTGGGCAAGTTCACGGTCACGTTTTTGCTGTGCCTCCTCCTCTGCTTTCTTCATTGCGGCTTGGAGTTGCTTCTGTGCTTTGGCTTCACGTTCTTGCTCCCACCCACGAATCAGGATTTGACATAGCTGCTCACCAGATTCACAGGGTTTCAAATCTTCCCTCTCGCTACCGCGTAGCAGGTTGACAGTTTCCTGTGCGCTACGTTTGAACGGCAGATAGTGGGCTTTGATTTTCTTCCGCATAGCCACAAACGATCCGAGTGCCACCTGCACTAGCTGGTATTGCACTTGTGACCGGATGCGCTTCGGAAGGGTTTCGTGTAGCTCCGAGACTTCCTGCACTTCAAGTGCATCCATTCTCAGGAAGTCATTGTTTCGTTTGACGAGTTCCGTGTTTGCCATTTTTGCTCTCCTTTGCTTCGTGAAGTATCTCCATCCATGTGATGTAGTCGCTGATATCGTCGTACTGCTTGAGTGTCCACGTGCCATCGGCTTTAATGTACAGGCCGATACGAGTTAGCAGAGGCGGTGGTTGAATCAATAGACTGTAAGCAGCAAGCTGATAGCGGTCTGCGTTGCGTGGCCCACCTGTTTTAATATCAAGCACCACCTTGTTCGGTTTGCCGTAAAGAAACCCAAACCGATCAACGATGCCGTGATAGCCGAGACTCTCTGACTCCAGTGCTGATTCAATCTTGAGCCATGCTGGTTTGGATGCTTCCATGAAATCTTGCCACGCGTAGCAGTAGCCTTCCAGTCCTCTTGGCATTTCGAACTTGCGTGTACGGCGGTTGTGAGATGGATTCGGATTCAGCCCGTGCTGATCTGTGTTGGCTGTCCACTCATGCACCAGAGTTCCGCGTTCCAATGCGGCTGGTGGGACATGCTCTGCCCCACCAAACCGCACCGCCAGTGCGCGAGTGACCGACCACTCGGTCTGCCACTTTGGAAAAGAGAGATGGTTTCGAGGACTCATTGCGTGGCCTCGAAATACGCATCATCCTCTAGCCATTTCTTAACCTCTTGGAAATCACTGAATGGAATGTCCTTTGGATCAGGCGAGCCAAACATTTTCTCTATGTACTTTTCGCACACCTGTGGATCACGATTGTTGTTCTTGACCAGAACGTGCCAATAGTTCACCTGCTTTGCAGAAATCTTCTTCACGCCATTCGGTGTGGTGGCTTGTGCTTGTTCTGTTTTCTTGGTCGCCTTCTTCGCCACCTTCTTTGGTGTCTCGACAGGCTCAATATAGATCGTTCGTTCGGCATCATCTGGCATCTCGTCATCTGAGACTTCACCGAATCCGACGAGCGAACTAATCGCACGATTACTGGCTCTGGTGTGGGCGTGTGCGCGGACGTTGTGTTCGGTGCTACGTAATCCACCTCTTGACTTCTCTGAGGCGAAGCATGACCCGTCGCCATCAACGAACGTACCGCTTTGTGTTGAGGCTCGATACCGCACATGCCATCCCCAATCTATCGACCCATCCTCAAGTGCAATCTCAACACGTTCATCATGAATACATTCCACCGTGAGATTGAAAGCGGCTCGCAAGGCTTTCCAGTATCCCTTCTTGCGATACGGCTTGCCTTGAATGTCCATGATTTCTTCGGGCATCGACTGGTCAATCGCGTGCTGGAGTGCCTTGTATGCTTTGAATGATTCCGCAAATTCAGGCCCACTAATCACAGGCATCACGGTTACTGGTGCTTGCGGCACAAGTGCCTGTTCTTCGATGACAGGTTGTTCGACGTTCTTCGTCAATTTAGACATAGCTGTTCCTCATTGGAGATAGAAGTGTGCTACGATGGGAATACCATTTTCTTTCCCTTCACACTGAACGGCGCGAAGTCTCCATGCTTCGCGTCGTTTCTTTTTAGAGATGTGCGCGAATCAGTTGTTCGACGGTATCGGACTCAGACAGAAACCGATACTCGCCCTGTCTCCTTTCGAGTTTGTTAGTAGCCATCGGAGTCAACGTAAAACTTTTTCGCTGACTCTTACCAGGAAACTTCGTGCGTGGTGGCCGACGCTGTACTGTGTCAGACACCACTTGTGCCTTGCTCATAATAGCCCTCTCTGCTAGGTGTTAGTGTGATGTGTATTATACCTCTTACCCTTACCCCAAACCCATGAATCTCATTTCGGTTGTCGCCAGAGCAGATGCACTTGTAATTTCTTGGCTAATGGTCTTTGTCCTTTCGCACGGTGATCCCAATCGCCTCTGCCAACATCGCAATAAGATCGGTAACTTGCGGTAGCGCACCAGCGTGTAACGCGACTTGGCGTTCAAGCTCGGTCACTCGTTTCTCTAACGCTGTAATACGTGTGTCGTGTGTTTGTCTCATACCTGATAGACGATCCTAACGATAAAACCTGACAGTCTGCCTCCATTCACTAGTCGTCGAAGATGATTTGACGCACTGGACATTCCTCAACCATTGATTCGATGTTCGCAACGGTCGAAGCTATCTGCTCGTTGATGGATGCCTTGAACGATTCACTGTCCCGCATGTCTTTCACACTGACGCCACTGAGTAGCTTCCGCATATTCGCAACCGCCTCATGCATGTCCTGGTCATTAGCGAGATTACGAGCCTCGAAAGTTTCCATGAAGTCCGTGAGCTTATTCAGAATGGAAGCATGAATCGGGCGTTTGCGAGTACTGCCGTTCGACCCCGTGGGCTGGAGTTGGGATTTGAACTGCGTCACAAACTCTAGGCACGTTCGACGCATGATAGCCTTCGTGTACTCAGTCGCCTTTTCAAACTCCTTTTGGAGCTTGTCACGTTCACGCTGAAAGACTGCGCTACTGATGTCGGCCAGTTCGCCAGGGACGTTCGTTGAGATATATGACCACTCAATCCCGAATGCCGTAGCGACTTCAGCTACCGTGGGATAGTCATTATCTCGATATAGATCACCAAGCTGTTCACGGGCAGTCACTTCAACAAGCGTTGGCCACTCACCGCAGAGTGTGGCGACTTCACCCTTCATCTGTGACACGTAGTCACCCAACTGGTCTTCAACTTCTGAAACAAATTCATTTGGAAGTGCATACACCGCACCACGCAGTCCAGTTTCGACAGCCCGAGAGAGTAGATACGACCGTGCTTGATTCTGAATTCGCTGGATGCGTTTGTAGGTGTTTGACTGGAATAACTTCTTGTTGACGCTGACGAGAGTCTTGTCAGCCGTCGTCTCCACGCGACCCTTGTCAATCTTTCTGGTCACGCCGAGACAACGAAAATGTAACGAGATGAATACCGCATTCTTGAGAGTAGCCATTCTGTTCTCCTTGAAATTGGACACAAGCAAGTTATGTCCAAGTGATGTGCTAGGGATTGATCGATAGCATCGCATCGATCAACTTCTGTGCTAGATGCGTCGGTCTACAGCCGACTGGCGGCACGTTCAAAGGCGCGGGTGAGTCTCTCAATCGCCTTGTCTACAGATTTAATCGTGCGGACATCAGTGGTGTTCAGCCGTAAGTCTGAGCAATCAATAACCATGCCATTAAGAGATTCGAGTCGGCGAATAAATCTCTCCAGCGACGCTTGGAGTGATGCGTGTGTCATGAGCGATATTGACCTGTCGAGTTTATGCCTAGACTTCTCTTCCATTTCGTCTCCTCCACTAGATGCTTCGGTGTATCCAGAGCCAGTCACGTTCAACGGTAAGAGCCTCAGCGCGAGAGGCGTGTGGTGACATCACGATGGTCGGGCCATCGACAGGCGACAGGTTCACTTGCCACTGACATGACCAGTGCCGTGTCCATTCCACGAGGCCGATAGCCCGACACCGATGAAAGCACCACCGCAGGACGCGATGATGCGGTTCGATGTGCGACACCCGACGCTGATGACAGGTGCCTAGTGTGCGAAGGCTGGCGAGTGGGGCATCATCGACAAAGCTCAGAGAGCCGTTTTGCACGGTGATACAGACGTGGTGTATGCCAATACTCATGACCGCACCCTGGTGGCTGTAGTGGCCTGTAAACGGCTCTCAGCGGTCATTGTGGTGGCCGTCTTCTTTCCCAGTGCCTTCTCTAGTTCTGCTGTGGCCTTGAGGCATTCCTTGCCCTTGAATCCAGACGTCTCCACCACCGCTTCTCCGTCCCAGATTGTGACCGTGATGGTCTTCATGATTTCACTCCAATCACCTGTCGTCGACCTTGAGCGTTGACGCGAGTGCTGACGCGGTAGCCTTTGCGCTGGAGTTGCTTGACGGCTACCCGTTCGGCGTAGCTGTTCTTGATGGTTTCGAGTCCATCACCATATCGCTTCGCAATCTTTCGACCACTCGCGTAGTTGTCATAGAGCAACCGGTATCCGTCGCCGTTTGGATTCTTGACGACGCCGATTTCATACTCGGCTCCTTCAACCTTGATGGCATGTTCCGACTTGCCAAAGTCAGACGCATCGAAGCCGTTATCAACCGCCGCCGATGAGCCGTGGAAATCGTTCATCCATTTTCCATACCACTTGTAGGTACGCTGACCTTCGCAAAACGTCAGCCCGTCTGTCTGTTCAACGGCCTGTTGCAATGCGTCAAGGTCAGTCACGGTGAGTTCCACATTCGACACATGAGACATTAGTTGTCCTCCTTGATTCCATGCGAGTTCCAACACCGAAGAATCTTGTTACTGTTTGCGTGCTTCACACGGATGCCAGCCTGTTTGAAACCGTTGGCAACCACCGACGCAGGATAACCAGCCGTGCCTCCGTACTGGCCTTCGTTCCAATCCCAATCTTGAATCTCAAGAAGGGCATTGACTAAAATTTCCTCTCGTTGTGTAAGTCTCGGCATCATGTCTCCTTCCTAGTTGAGCTTGTGAGCGTCGCCAGCATCGAACGAGGACACATCAATCTGCCGTGTCTGTTCAGTCGGCGTGTTGGTCGGGCGATGATACGGCCCAGACTCGCTGGCTGAAATCCACACGCCGTCCGCTTGCGACCGTAACGCCTCGATACTCCGTGCTGAGGCTTGTCCCTCTGGCACGATGTACGTGGCTGCTTCCTTCATTGTCAGATCAAGCGTTTGCGATGTCTCAACGCAGACTTGAATATTGGCAGGACTCCATCCATCGTCAGGAACCATCAGGTCTTCAAGAGAGTCTTCATCGTTACGCCAATGGCAATAATTCTTCCAGATGGCTTTGCGGTCTTGAGCGTTCGGCAGGTCGAAGAAGAACTTGCCACTCTTGAATCTCCGCATCAGTGCCGGACTCAGACCAGCCGTGCTGTTGCAGGTTGCCAAGAACAAGACCTTGCCACGACTAACGGCATGGATGATGTTCATCGCCTGACGTAGCCGACTCTGAGACTCACCAACCAGTGAGTTCATCAAGCCACCGAAGTCCAACTGACACGTCAGCGTTCCGGTCGATTGCGACATCATCGACTTGCCAGTTCCCGGCAGTCCCATGAAGACCATCCCGTCGTACTGACGTTCCTGCATCTCTTGAAGAAGCACGTTGACCTGATCCATCACGATGCCGTTGCTTTCACCTTCGGCTCCGTGCAACTGCTTCTCGATCTCATCAATCCATACGACAAGATTGATGTCCTTCTTTTCAAGAAACGATTTGAGATAGGTCTTGCAGTTGTCGTACCCAATCACATCATCGAGTGTCGTGGTCGGCATCCAGATTGTGAGTCCCGGCGTATCGTCAATCATCGCCTTCTTGCGATCCCACAATCCGTCAATGTCCAGACCGTCTTTCGTCAGCGACATCGCGGTGACTTGCTCAGAGGTAAATCTCGACAGGCCAAACAAGGCTTCAACGGCATCCTCGATGAGTGCCGCCCCTGGTGACTGTTGATCGTGACCAGCTTCATACACCGACGTGACCACCGCCTTGAGTGCCTCACCATCAGGCAGCGGTTCGTCATACGTCATCACGTCATGAGAGAGTTCACGAGGCATCGTCATTCCCGGCGACAACAACACCAGCATCCGTTGATTGACCTTGAACTGATCGCGCAGATTGTAGATACCCTGAACAATGTCGATGGCTGGCTTGCCGTCTGGTGCAATCAAGAGATGGGCGTTATGGAGAAACACGATGCTCCCCTGCTCAACCTGAGTCAACCGGTTCAACACTTCGACCGGATTGAGCAAGCTGTCAGGATTGTTATCAGATAGCGCAGTAATCGCGGCGGTGGCTTGCTTGACATGAGTGGTTCCCGATGAGGCTGGTGTCATGCCTCGCACCGCGTCCCATTGCAACGAGACACCGTGCTTGCCGTTCTTGGCTTGCACCGCTTCGATTTCCTTGACCACTGATACAACCGTGGAAGCGGCATCAGGTGTGCCAATCGAAATCAGCGGCGTGCTGACCAGGTACGCACGTCGGACGTCTTCCAGTAATGTAGCCATTCTGTTCTCCTTGGTCGCGGCTTAGGCGACGGTTATTTTGCGGATGGGTGTGGTCTTCTTCGGCGTGTACTTCTTCAATCGACCTTCGAGTTTGGCGGTGTAATACTTGATGCGGTTCTGGTGTTTCTTGAGCGAGGTCATCTTTCGACCGATATCAGTAATGATCTTTTCACTGGCTTGCTGTGCCTCGTGCAGAAGTTGCTCGTCGCTCTGCGACCGTCGTGTGACGGGTGGACGTTTCCTCAGCGAGTAGCCACATCTTCGGCATACCCTTCGACGTCTTTCATTCATAAAGACGTCAAGATGATTCGCCGTGTGGTTACAGTGAGAACAGGCCAGCAACGGAAGCGACTTGCCGTGTCGATCAGGGCCAAGTGCCGTCCTTGACTTGTGCCTCTTGTAGTAAGCCGTCTTCCGACAGGCGTTCTCATAGTCCCAATACTCTAGCGTCTTGTTTCCAAACGGCATGTCAGTCCTCCTTCCTCTGATACCACTCAGCATTAAGAAGCCGTGTCAGCTTGTCATGCACACCGACCAGCTTCACGTTGACCTGATGGGCGTGCCAGTTCGTGCGACGCTTTGCGCCACATGCCTCACAGTCAACAGATGAGGAATCCATCGCATCGGCCACACCAGCAATCAGGAGCATCGCTTCGTGTAGCTGATCAACCTGTGCTTGTGTGAGGCATGGCTCATGAATCGTCATCGTCGTCCTCCTCTTCATTCCAATTTTCAACCAGGTAAAACCCGACACAGCCGAACACGAATACAGCCAGTGCCGCGTAGATGGCAATCATCAGGTCAGGCATTTAGTTATCCTCCATTCATGTATGGCAATAGCCACTGCATTCGTTGTCAAACAAATCCATCTGGTCGGTGTCGTCGTATGCGTCTTCGATTGGCACACCTGACTGATGCAGATACGGGTCACCACGCAGCAAAGCAATTCCCTTCGTGGCCATGACACGCTGGTCTTTCTCGGTAGCACTCCCGTCATCGATACGGGCTTTTGTGGCAAGGTATTCATCCCTCGTAATCTTTGGAATCTCCCGCAAGCTGCGGTCAAAGACAACCGCTTGGGCAAATTCTTCCGGTCTATGCTTCCGCATCTCGGCAAAATACCGTGACGAATGAAAGGGGCATCCAATGCAACTGCTTTTCACGGGTTCTCGCCCAATCACCTCTGTCACATACCGCTTGCAATCCTGCCTGTTGAAGCCAATTTCAATAAGGGGCCATCGTATGGTTTCCCAATGTTCGGTCGATGGCTTCATTCGACTGGCTTCGTCGGTAGAGATTCCAATCCATGTTTCGACATGATGTTTCCATCGTTGGTGAGGTTTATATCCGAGCAAACGCCGGACCTCTTTGACAATCGGTTGAATCTTGTATTCAGACGTACATTGCCGCCGCACGAATCCTTGTGAGCCGTCTTGGTTTTTAATATGAAGGGGCATCATCGATGCGCCACGGGGAGAACGAATCGATCCGGCTGTTACTGTTCTGACCTCCACACCGTGTTCCTTTGCCCACACCTTCATATCTGACAAATGACGCATCACGGCCGGTGGTTCCCATTGGGTGTCAGCGAAGATGGCAACGTCAGGTTTTTCAATGCTTGGAAATTCGTCACGACACGCAGCAATGAGAAGCGCCGTAGATTGCACCCCTGCACCAAAAGACAGCGTTCGATAATCGGGCGTTCTTTGATTGAGTTGCTGTGTTTTTGACACTTACTCGTCCTCCGTTTTGCTTTCCCGTTTTCGCATCCATTCTTCGTCTTCTTCGTCCTGTGCCTTCATCCCTTGTTTTATCATTTCAGGGATCTTATGTCCCTTCTCGCATTCCCACTGTGTGCGCCATTGGCTGCGGTCTATCTTAAATACAGGAACAGTGACGAAGACTTCTGGTTCATCATCGGGCGAATTAGTCACAATGGCTCGGACATGCGACGCCGTTGGTATCCTGCGCTGCTCAGAAAGAACTATCGGGGTGTCACAAATCGGACACTCATCGAAGTCGAGAATATAGTCAATCATAGTGTAGCTTTCCTCTTGGCGTTGTTCATCGAGGTTGATGCTCTCTTTAGTGTTACTCATCAATAGGTTCCTCCAATGCCTTCTCAAGCGCGGCCGTTAAGGTTGCGATCTTGTCCTGCTTGTCCTTGTCAGCATGTGAACCAACCTGCGTCGAAGCCTTGACGATTGGCATCTTTGGCTCAGGCAGACCAAACAGAAATCCGGGGCCGTTCCCTTCTTGATCCATCGAGACCTCCACGTTCCACGTCTCGCCCGTGGTTGGCGAGACCATCTTCAAAACCGGCCACACTTCGCCATCTTCCTCTTTCAGTTGAACGGCTTTGACCTTGCAGTTGACGAGTTGGGCGTAATACCCGCGAAGCCATGTTCGGTGTCTGAGTTCGTCTGTGTTCATAACATTCTCCTTGGCGACTCGTTGGTCGCTGCTAGCGTGGGCTATAGGTTTCGTAGATGTCGTTGATATCTTGTGGGGACTTGGCGACTGGCGTGCCTTCGGTCACATCAAACTTCAACCCTTTGATGACGTTATCGAGTTGGCGTTTATATGCAGCCTGAGTGAACTTGAACACCCAACCGTCAACCGTGACATATCGACCATCGCTGATGGCTCGTGACATTCCGTAGTTGGCTTTCATTAGAGGCTCACCCTTTCTCCGCATACGCCACAGAAAAAGTAATTGCATTTCGCATTAACATGGTCGTAGCAGTCATGTCCGTTTTGCTTGACTCTCGCACTCTTTTGAACCCTTGCCCACGCCTCCTCCGAGGCGATTTCTTCCGGTGTCATGTCCACAAACTTGCCGCCGGTGTCAGGGCTAAGACGTTGGTGTTGAATCTTGTCTGCCATGTTAGTTGGCCTCCGCATCAGTAAGCCTGTAAGTGAGCGTCTTCCGTACGTTGGTGCGGTTGTTCTCGTAAATGGTGAGCGGTTCAGGATCGTCTGCACTGACGGTCGGCATCATCGCCCGAATCATCGCTTCGTCCTGTCTCAGTTTTGCTGCGACGTGTCGTAGTTGGTAATACATGCTGCTCTCCTTTGGCGACTCGTTGGTCGCTGGTTGCACCTGGTTATATAGTGTCCTTCGCCTTCCTGAGCTTCTCTTCCCGAAACTGATCTGCACGTTTACTGAACGCCTCAAAAGATTCGCCATCGCGTGGTTTCGGAGTCATTGGACAATCATGAACATTCCAATCATCGCGGGACATCACTTTGCGGCATTGTTTGCACCTTACTGAATACATAATGACACTCTCCTTGAGTAAGTAAAGTTTGATGTGTTGTTCTTTCAGGATGTTCGTATGTCGTATGCCAAGAGGGTCGCACCTGAGATATTTATTAGGGCCTCGGCACGATACATAGTGATCGTCCTAGCCTCACACACGTTACCTTTGACTGCTTAACACACGAACACCCTAAGAGAACAACACATCCAATGAAGACTCACCAGTACCGGAACTCTGCATCCGGCACCGGTGAGGTGACGCTAGCCTCAACTGAATCGGCGATACGTGGTGTCAACGTCCACGACATCGTAATCTTCAAATATGGTGGATGCGAGGCTTCTCAGCAAGTTTGCCACACTTGCCTCGGTGACACTCGCGACCGCAAAGTTTCAAGATATTCGTTTCGCTCTCTGGCGGCGACTGGCGTGCGTCTCATCTCAGCGAGAATGAACCTTTCGGCGACGTGATCACGCTCTTGGGTGTTTTAGTTGCTTGAACATCTCACGAACTTTGTACTGATCACTTCTAAGAGCTTGCTACTCTTCGCAACCCCTAGCGCGTCCTCTGTGGCTGTCTTGGCGTCGTGGCTATTAAGCTCGGCTCGGCTCCTGGCGTTGTGCGCTACGGACGTTTGTAGCTGACCAGCTATTTAATTTTCAAAGAACACATTACTTACTTACATATAGATAATACACTAATTATACATATTACACAAGTTACCTCTCGCTTAGCTCCATGATTCACGGTGAAAAACACACGAAAACATTAAGGAAAACGCACGTCCAAAAAAGATTTGAACTCATTTGTGGTACGCTGTGAATGTCGATGGGAATCAAGTCAAAATTCGCACGATGGGCTATCGGTCAAGGCGTGTCTGACTACCTCAAAAAGATGGGCGTCGATAAGCCGCATCGACAGCGAGTTGTGAAGGCGGTGCAAGATATGTTGAACCCGAAGAAAGAACCTGTGATGCTTGGCGGTGTGGTATCAGTCGCCGTCGCACTCGGCGCGGCGTTCGGACTTGACTTAACGGTCGAACAACTATCCGTCACAGTGGCAACGGTCATTGCCATCGTGACGTTCGTCCAACGGAAATTCGTCTCCCCTAAACACTAGGAGGTCATCATGGGATGGGTCACGATTGGCCTGAAGATCTTGCCGTTCATCGTAGAAGCGGTCAACTGGGTCGAGAAGTTTGTGACAAGAAAGGGTCAAGAAAAGCAAGACGCCGCTATCAAGATGTGTGTGTCGATGCTTGGGATTGCAGAGGCCGCACTCGAAAGAGACATCCTCGAAGATTCTGAAGTCGAAGAGGCGGCACGCAAGACAATTGATGCCGTGGTCGCGCTTCAGAACATCATCGCCAAGAAGCAAGCCGATTCGTCTTAAAGAAAGCGCATCGCCCGACGTACCCATCCCACCAGGAAGACGACTTGTGAGGTGTCGCGTTGGGCGATTCGGCAGTAGCGTTCGACACGCGACCGCACCAGGTTGGTCAGAAGTTCCCCACTCGGCACACCTGTAATCAGCGACAGCGTTTGCGGCCCGATGATCCCGTCCACCTTGGCATCTCTCAGGTGTCGTTGAAGACTCTTGATGGCGGTGGCGGGACCAGACAGCACCGCATCATCTAAGACCGCAGCTTGAACCGTGTTCGGCAGTTGGTCAATCTTCGTCTTTTGGAAATACTGCTCTCGATAAATCGTCAGGGCTTCGTCACGGGTCAGAGCCTTGACATCATCGATACTGACCGGCCCACGTCGCCATCGACGGAGCGTGGCTAGCGTGATGCCCATGTTCGTCGGGCCACCATAATCCGATGCGTGATGAACGAATCCGCCTTCCGACTCGATCAGTGCGTCAAGCACCTCTCGACTACTGGGCATCCCGTCTTATACGCTGACTGCTGGTGAACTCGGCACGCAGTTCTCGAATGGCTTGTTCGCTGGCTTCGGTCACAGTCGTGTTCCTGGTAATCGCTTCTGAGTTCTGCGCGATAATGGTCAACAACTGCTCCGTTAGTTCTCGTCCTTCTTTGAGACTTGCCTTCCATTCTGCTCGATGTCGGTTCGCGTCCTGCCGTGCATAATAAAACACAATTAAGGCCAATGAACCGCCGATACCTAAGTGCGCGATGATGTCTCCAAGATTTCCGTTGAATAATTCCATTCCCGTTTCCTAAGCTGGCACACCTGACGAGAGATCAAAGGCGGCTCCGTGCTTAAGCAACACCCGTCCTCTATCTTGTGCTTCTTTCAGTGTGCGCGTTGGTTTCCATTGCTGGCCCTCATAGACGAGGGGCAGAGAATGTTCAAAGACCGCATTGACATGGTCTTCCAAGATGTGTCCTTGCTGAGCGTATTTCGCCATACGGTCGTGATTGCTCTGAATGAATCCTGCGGCTCCATCGTACTGGTGTCCACCGCCAGGAGATGTGACCTGATCTTCGGGACGGTTCTTTCCACCAGTTGGAGTCTTGAATGATGTCTGAAGCCCACTGATGACCGTGCCTCCCACTTCGCGGAAGTCGTCCACTGGCACCTCAGTCAACCCGCGTTCATGCTCGGCTAGTGGAAGTTTCGGCGCACCACGACGCATCGCTCGGAACATGCCGTTCCTCTCAGGCATGTGGGAGCCATTGTAGATTTCCCCAAGCTCTCTGAACGGCACTGCGAGGTGGCAGATGTCACGCACAAGCTGACACGTCTGTTCAAGATAATCGAGAAGGCGGTCATGCTTGCGGCCAAGCGTTTGAATGAAGAATTCCTGGCTCATACACCAAGCGATAGGAGCCATGTCATGCCTGATCACTTGGTCGAACACCTCTTGGACGTGATTTGAATTCTTGAGTCCGTCAAACGGTTCCTCGCCAATCTCTCGGCGGCTTCCGGTATTACAGCAGATGATGATGTGGGTGTTGTCTTTGACTTGTGGGTGCGTCAGATATTGGTGAATCTTTTCCGGTGTCCACTTCATCATTCGATGGCTGGCAATCCATGTGGCTTCATCGCCGGGATACAGCCACGCCGACCGAGCCTTGCGCCAATCGTGACGGAGGCCGTTCCCGTTTTCAACGGGCGGTGGTTCTGGCTCTGGCCCTGCGACATACTTATTCTGAAGCCAGACGCGATAGGACTCCATCGAATGGCACTTGATCTCCCCGCCGTAGAAGGTAGACCCTCCAAGCAGCCACTTCGCTTCTCCGATCTGTTCCTCTGTTGGGAGATGCCCAACCACGTCTTGCCAAATGCCTTCGATATCTGCTGACTCTGTGCCGCACAGAGACTTCCAAGTGCCAGCCTCGCCATCAGGTAAGTTGATGCCGGTGAACCGTTGGTGGTTATTCATGATTATAACTTTGCCTTGATGCTGTCGATCACTTGGGCTTCTACATCTTCACCAGCCACACTGGAGAGAACTTCTACAATAGCTTGCGCGACTCGTCGATCAGCAAGCATCGCAGTCGCAATACTTGTGAGATATACCTCGTTCGCCGCTTCCGCATCTGCATCGGACACCGCGTTAATTTCTACGATGGTTGGTTCGTCACCATAGCTCACATCAGGCGGAGTCCATGCTGCGATGAATGGGTCATCGCCCATTCCCTCATCTTGCAGTTCGTACACGCACGTTCCATCTGGTTGATGGTGATGTGGATCACAACCACGTCCGGTGATTACTGCGTCAAGTCTATTCTTGAATGTGGGCATCGTTACTGTCCGATGTAATCAATTGAAAAATATGTATTCGCTAGTCCGGCAACAAGCTCCGTATTACTGCCACGATTGTGCTGGCTATAGATCTGAACATAACCACTAGTGTCTATCTGGAGCGTGACGCCAACTGGGAGGTTCCCGCCGTGCATATTCTGAAAACGATTCAAGCGAACCTCGGTATTCGACACCCTGATCTGTGTCAGACACGACGAATCGTTTGGGCCGTCGATATAGGCTGCGGCAGATATTTGGTAATAGCCAAATCGTGGCACGGTAAACTCAAAGTTGCCAGCGCCGTTCCAGCCGCCGAACGTGTCATAGACGGTGGTGTCGTAATTCACGCGACGGAACGCACCGGTCGCCACCGTCTGATTGGCGTTCAATCGCACCAACCCGTGAATACTTTGATGCTCGCTCTCGACCCACCAGTTTGTGCCATCGCACGTCAGGACCACATAATCGCCTAAAGCGTAGAGTTTGAACCCGCCAGTCTGCCCGGGAGCATTAGCGATGGTGTCAGAGCCGTTCGGATCGACTGTGACAATATGGTTATCATCCGTTTCTTTCAGCACAGCGATGCGTCGTCCCGAATTACCAGAGGCAGCATAAAGATCAATATCAAACGCTGCTGCTCCTCCGGTCATGTGACATTTAATGAGTGCATCAAATCCACAATCCGCAACTGTGCAAGTATAGGCGGCCGTCTTTTGGAGAATCGTTGCAGTAGGACTCACCCAACTCACATCTGTGCCGTCAGTACCTAATCGGGTTCCTGCTGCGCCAACTGCCAGCCGTGTTCCTGTGACCGTTCCCGATGATGAGTACAGCACATCTCCGCGAGTGGTAAGAGGGCTTAAACTGGAGAAGGCAACTGTGTCCCACGATACAGAACTGGCTCCGCTTTTCAGAAACTTCCCTGCGTCAGCCCCAAGCCTCGCAAGAGCCGTTGCGCTTGAGGCGTAGACAACATCTCCAGCCGCTTGACTGGTAATCGCCAAGCGACCACCATCCAGCATATTCAGGTTGTCCCGAACGGCTGAGTTCATAATGGCTGCGGTGACAAGCTCACCGCTGACCCACGTTCTCGGACTAGTCCACGCCATCGCTTACTCCGTGTATTTTATTTTCTTCCAATAATTCTTTAATCGATTCTGTTGTCCAGTTACGAGAAGCCTCGTCGGTTCTCCTAAGCAGAACGTCTTCAATTTTCTTGGCATTTCGAGGGAAGCTAACCGTCGTATAAACTGAGCCGCAATCAAAACAACACGCCACTTTTATAGTGCGGCTGGTGAGTCCTGCCCCGTTACACTTTGGGCAATCCACAACCCAGCGACCATGATTGATATAGGCGCGTTTCTGGTCTTGATCTTCGTATTCAACTTGCCCTTTGCTTGCTATCACCTTCCGATGCACATCACGATAGCTGTCCGTGTCAGTGACACCAGCATGAGCCATTCCTTCGCACGGTCCAAGAATACAATCGTCACTCATTTTCTCGTCCATTCGAGAAGCGTCTGAATTAACACCACACCAGCCAGGGTTCCGGCTTCGCCGTCGAGCCGGAGGTCGTAATTCGTAGCGGTGAGCAGTTGTAACGTAAGCAATACACCGCAAACAGCGAACACCCTCGCCAGCTTCCACACCGGATGAGTCGGATCTGAGAACGACATCAGGCAAATCCTAAAGTCGTCGTCAGGCCCATTTCACTCGCCCCAACTTGGTTAAGAATCCAGAAGTTCTGCTGTTCGGCTGGAGATAAGACCCATGACACTTTGATGATACCGCCAGCTTCAACGCGAAACTGGCATCCATTGATAAAATAGCCAACTTCACCTGCGCCAACAGTTTCCACGAGGCCAGTCATCGACTCCGCAAGGGTAATCTTGTCTCCCGGTTCCCGCGCAAGAGCTTGGGTCATTAGATATGTCGAGGCGTTCCCGACGATGGACATCTTCTTGATGACATAGCGAGGGTCTTTGTAACTATTCAGAATCCACTCGGCGATATTAGAAGCAAACTCTCCAGCGTTGCTTTCGTACTTCATGTCGATGCGACTGTCGATTTCTCCGTAACTTGTCGCTGAAGATGAATCGGATGCCGCCATGACCGTTTCGCTGACATCAGCAATTTCTGTTCCACGAACCTGAAGCGTCGTGAGGTACGCTGTGACTGCTCCATTGTTGACAATCTGAAAGGTGACAGCGTTCGCGGCGGTAGTAGCCAGCGTCACAGCCACATCGCCCGTGATAACGGACCCTGAGCCGTCTGAGGCGGTATTGGCAATCCAATCGGTTCCTGCAACAGGCGTAACGATTGACGAACCAGCTACGCGATAACTCTTGATTGAAGCTTCACGGAACAGGGCTGTTATTTGAATAGTGACACCAGCCGCGACTTCTGGAACGCTATCGGTTGTCGTCAGTTCATACAGCACACTCGCTGAACCTGCTGTTGTCCGAGGATGCACCACCACGTACACGCGATTGATAATATCGGCCCGTGAACGGCTGACCGACAGATCGACCATCGTTTCATCAAAGCTCCCAACGGCGGCTCCGAACTTCGGACGGGCATGACGATCTTCAAATCTGAGAACCCCGCCCGTTGTGCCACCTTTAACGTAGAGGTAGCCAAGCTCGCTGAGGGTAACGTCAGCCAAGGCACTCAGAACAGGTGTCTGAGTATCGTTCATGTTGTCGAGAGCAATCACAAAAGTAGATTGGCCTGTGCTGTAGGATGTGGCGGCTGGTTGCCTGGTGACGGAGTTCGTCACAACAGTGGTAATAATCTCGTCGCTTCGCTTGTTGCTTTGAATACCGATGCCCCGAATCCGAGTTCTCGCGGCTTCGTCTATCCAATCCACAGCCGTGCAAATCACGGCTCGACGCTGATATTGTCCGGCGTCTGGAAAGACACTGATAAGGGTTCCCACGCCTTTGTAGTAATCCGTTCCTCCATACGTGAACTTTGCTCGAACGCCGATACCAATGTCCCATCCAGCCCGAGCATTCGTGTGGCCGGGAGTGTAATATCCGGCCTGTCCTCCGCTGTTTGATGAACTATTGTTCATAGCCCATGTCATGGTTCCCGTTTGAGCTACACGGTCGAGTGGGCCTGAGCCGCCTATGCCATACGTGATTTCGAGAGGTTGCACATCAATGCGCGTGTCAGCCGTGACATCTGTCCATCCTCCTCCAGCACCAGCGAGTTCAACCTGCATCACGACGGTCGCGGTAATCGTAGGCATAAGCTATTGAGCCAGAATTATCGCGTCACGTAACATTATCGGCATGTTCCGAAGGTCTGTCCGAACGCCTCGCAATTCATCAAGGAGTTCTTTGTCGCCTAGTTGTTCAAGAGGAATCACGGCTTCGGGGCCAGCTTCTCCAATGAGAGCGGCTGTCGGTCGTGTCACGATGCCGCCTTCAGCCATGCCGGGGAAATTGCCTCCACCGTATTTACTCGTGGCCTTTTTGACCTGTTCGATTATGTTGATCCTCGTCGTAATTTCTGAGGGTAATCCGCGTAGCCCTCGGTCGATTCCAGAGATGCGGTCGATGAAACGGTCAAGCGAATTCACCACCTTTAGCACCGCTGACTCAACAGCGGCCCAGCCTGACTTCTGTTTGTCTTCAAGAGTGCCAGCCTGGCGAGCTTGATCGATCAGTTTCTTCGTGTTCTCATCAATTGGAATCCCGAGCTTGTTGTGCGCCTCCATGATGGTCTTCAACGCTGGCCCCATCATCATGATCGCTTGGTGCTGGCTGAAGCCTGACTTGATCAACTTGTCATACATCCGAAGCCCTTGGCGTTCCATTGCCGCTAGGGTGTCGGCGTTCAGCGCACCTGTCCGAGACAGGGCGAGCATCGTGCCATCCAGTGCTTCGACTGCCGTTACCAGGGTGGCATTGGCTTGAATCCGTTCTTGGAACCGAGCTAATTCCTGAATGGCGATGTTGTCACTGGTGAGGCCGAGGTCTTCTTGGGCTTTGATCACCGCGTCGATGGCAGGGCCATGCGCCTTGACCGCTTCGGTGAACGACATTCCGGCAGCTAGCGCCGACTCAAAACTGGCGACCGCCATCAGACCGAGGTCTTCAAGTTCGCCTTTGCTCTTGACGCCACTCGCCGCAATCGCGGCAACGCCTTCGGCAACAATCTTCGACTGTTCACCCACAAACTTGAGAGTCTCAGCCGTGGTTCCGAACTTCTCGGCCAGCGTAATCAGTTCGACGAATTGTGCGCTGGCGATACCGCCGGACTCAACCAGTTCGGTGGCAAGTAAATTAAACGATTCGCCAAACGTCTCCGCGGCTTGGGCCGTTGTGATTGCACCCTGCTCAACGGCTGAAAAGATGTCTCTCACTCTGCGAATGGCTTTTTCCATTCCCATCGCCGCGACGCCGCCCATTTCCTCGATGATGTCGCTCATGTGCATCATCATCGCGCCGAAGTCTGAAGCGGTATTCTCCCGCGTTTTCTCTATGGCTTTCGACAGTCCTTCGGAAAGACTTTTCCCGAACATTTTCTCTGCTGTCTTAGAAACGCTTTCGGCGACAGATGGCTTCCCAAACAGTTTGACAAGACCACCAATGAGCGGCCCTGCTAACGCGCCAATCGCCATACCGATGGGGCCAGCTAGTCCTGAAATCATTCCCATGATTCCACCAGAGGCTTCTTCTCCTTCCTTGTCCTTGCCGCCGAACGAACCAAAGAGGCTCCCAACCAGTTCCGATCCGAACTGTGAGCCAATCGCCTTGATCGCGCCTAATGCACCGCCGCCGCCAGTAAATGCGTCGGTGACGGTTTGCGGAATGTCTTTGATGATGGTTTGCCAGCCTTTGGTGAAACCCGTAGCCCACACCGACCCTGCACTGATCGCAGGTTCGGGCGGCAATGTCGGCAAACCGAGGCCGCCGATTCCCATGCTCGGCGCGAAAGCTTCAACACCGCCGAACATCTTATGGGCGTGCAACTCGTTGAACGCCACCAGCATGTCAGCGACCGACTGCTCGGTGACGTTTTTCGCTCGATCCATCCCTTGAACCCACCACTGGAACATCGCCTGATCTGGTTCCTCTCCAGCCGCTTTCATCTGGCGCATCGCCGTGCCTAGCTGCTCAGTCATCGTGGTGGTCTGAGCTTCAGTTAATGCGGCCACGCCTCCCACGTTTTCGAGGACTGCTATCCAATCACGCGCAGGGGCAATTGCACCTCTCAACCCGTCTTTCAGTTTCTGCTGGTTTTCTGTAAGAAGTTCCACGGCCGGTGCGACCTCACGACTGATGACTTCTGCTATGTCGCTTGTCGCTTCTTCCGCGTTCCGTGAGGCTTCTGCCGCCTGATCAAAGCCGACCATCATGTCATCGAGGACGTCGATAGTCCCGTCGATGGCGCGAGTCAATCCATTCTGAGAGAAGATGTTCTTACCAGACTCAACAACCTGTTCCTGCTGTTTGTCATTTAATGAATCAAGTCCGTCTGCCCACTCACTAAGAATCGAGATGGTGTTGTCCATGCTTCCGCGCAAACCAGGGGTCATATTGATAATGTGCGCGATACCGAGAGCCACTTGGTTCAGAACTTCTGCGACCGACAGTGCGACAACGGCAAACGCCCGAAACGTGAACACCACCGTGGCGAGTCCAGGCTTAACAAGTCGAATGGCTTGCAGCAAAACCTTGAAGGCACCAACCACCATCTTTGCAAACTTCGCCACCGCTCCCTGCATGTCACCGCCGAACGCACCGCGTAAAGCCTCAGCAATCTTGTTTGGAATTTCCTCCAGTGCAGGATTGCTCAACACGGTGTTCAGTTGAGAGACACCTTCCCGTGCAAACTCGAACAACGGTTTCAGGGCATCAGCGAGTGTAAGCTCAATGACATCCTTGAGCGTACTGGTGACTCCTTCCCACGTCGCCGCCTGTTTGACCATGCCGCCGGTGAACTTTTCAAGGTCACCTTGAAATGCGGCATACACTTCAGACGCACTCGCCCCTGCTTTCTGTAACTTCTCCATCTCATCTCGTGCCTTCGGAGACAGGACAGCGAGTTCTTGGAGTCGCATGGCTGCTTCACCAAAAGGCTTGCCAGATTGGAGTTGTGAATGTAGACGACCCACCCAAAAGCCAAGCTGATCAATCGGTGCGCCAGTTGCAGCACTCGCATCACCTAGCAGTTGAAGATTGGCCTTGGTGTTGAGTGCCTCGCCACCGAAGGTCTGCATCATGCGACTAGCTTCAATGATGGGGCCAGTCTCGAACGGTGTTTTCTTAGCGAACTCGAATAGGCCTTTCACATGCTCTTCGGCCTTTTCAGCATCGCCCATTAAGGTGGCAAATTGCAGGGTCGAGGTTTCCAGGGTGGCGTTCATGTTGATCGCTGAACTCGCGGCACCACTCATCGCTCGTGCGGCTCCACCAACGACTGCCGTCACACCACTGATGACTGCTTGCGCCCCAATGAACCCGCCCATTGTGCCGAGTGCTGTTTTGGTTGCACCACGAAACATGCCCATCTTCTTGGTCGCAGTATTTAGCTGCTTGGACATCTTATCGTCCAACTCTAGCTTTGCTTCGATGGTGCCGACGTTTACTGCCATAGCTATCTCTTACGGTTCGAGGCTTGACGACGTTCTCGATCTTCTTGTCTAAACATCTTCATCAATGGGTCGATATAGCTTTCTGGAAGCGCACAGTACTCAGCCCACGACCAACGCATCCGTCGCATGATGCTTAGGTCTGCTTCCGCTTGCGCGAGGAAGGCTTCACTTTTTTTTCCTCTGTTGACGCCCTTTCATGCTCATCGAGGGCATTGTCGATAATGTCAAACAGGCCTTGATGAAGCGATTCCAGTGTTTCACGCGACACTGTCATACGCTTGTCTTGACCATTCATCAGTGACCAGTCCAAGAGATACGTCTCTGCTCTAGCGAAGCTGTACTCCGTCCACTCAAATTGAGCCTCCGGTGCTGCGGCCTCCTTAGCTTTAGCCGAAATCATAGGAGCCGTCACCTTGCTGATGCTTTTCAGCATTCGACGCTGTTCACCAACTGACAGACGTTTCTTGGCCTTAATCCAGAACGGACGATCTGTTCCTTCAAGGTCTGTCCAGTTCAGTTCGATCTTGACTTCTTCGGGTTCAACGACCCACGGATTAGACATTCGCTGGCACTCCTTTCTCAATACTTGGTGGCCCTTCGACTTCAATAACCAGGCGAGACTCCGTTAGCTTCTCGCCAACAACTACGCCGTTCCAGACCCACCGATTCGACCCAAACTCCAACCACACATCTAGCGGTGAGCGAGAGGCCCACGGCTCATGTCGGGATACGACAGAGCCGGAGAGCCTGAATCGCTGAGTATGTGGGAGTATGAGAACGGGTTCAAGTTTCCAGTCGCCAAGACAAGCAGCAACTTGATACTTGAACCGCAGGAGGCCCGATTTTCCGGTCGCCCTCATCAGGGAATTTTATGTCGCGGCAGTCGCCCGTGCCACATCACTCGCTGACTGAATCGTCACCGGAGCATCGAGGAGGCTTCCCACTGACCCGCCCTGCGGCTGATACGAATCAATCACGCCAATTGCTGAGAAGCGCGGATTGATTGCCGTCGAGCAGATGGCCTGGGGTCGCCACTCATAACAGGCCGTCGTTCCCACCAGGCTGAACAGCGTCGCGTCAACATTGGCAGCGGTGTAGTCTTGGTGAAAATTCACGTCAAGACTCCAGGTTTTGAGACCGCCCTTATTGATACGGGTGTCGTCACCCATCGCGGTTTCATCCTGTACCTCACTCCCGTAGTTGAACGTCAACGATTCAACGTGGTCGCTCAGGTCTACGCCATTCACCTCGAATAGCGCGTTCTTGTAAATGATTGTTGCCATTTGCCTATACTCCTCTTGGTTGTTATTGAA